CATTGACAATGGGTGACATCGCAAAATCTGTGGAATACTCCCTCCATTTTTATTTTGTGTCCAAAACACCGAAAAATGGTGGGTAACCTCTCCAACACTTTGGACAAGTCACACTTTTCCATGAACAACAAGCAATCATCCCCATCACAGGCAATGTCGAATTCGCGGATTGACATCATCTTGAATGCTGTCATGACCATACATACCATTATCAAGGTATTTCCAAGTGCTGTATCCATATCACCAGTACAGCGCTTGCCATCAATCTCAAAGGAAAGTCCACTACGAAACTTGCCTTTAGATCGAATCATCCTAGACAACATCCATGAAAACCTGGGATCAGGACTCAACTTCTTGTACACAGAATGTGTGGCCAAAAGTTGGTATTTCTCCACATGTTTGTCAAATCTGGAACTATCAACAGACACTACCACGGGCTCTTTAAATTTGTCCCACTTTTTGCGAATGAGTGCAGCACGTTTATCAGGATTTAAACCTTTTACTATGACACGCGTTGCACTCCCTCCGTGCCTGTGCAGCAGCGAAAAAGCGCGCTTTTCTATGGGTTTGATCCATTTTGCTATTTCCAGATTCCACTTAGGCTTTCTGGCCACTATGATACGTGGATCTGGTAGCTTGTCCCCCCCAAAATCAGCCTTCTCAGCTTTCACAAAGCAGGCGAGTTTGGCTGCTTTTGAGTCATTCGGGATCACACCCAATTCCGCATGAGCGCGCTCATACCTGGTTCGCCTAGCACCCTTGTAAGACTCCAACACCCTCTCATACGACCACTCTTCAACAATGCCTTGAGAACGCAACATGTTGCAGATTTTACGCATTGTCTTTGAGAAGAAGTACCTTCCAACCACAGTGGATGTCGGTGTCTTCCCGAGTACGCGGGATGTCAGCCCAACGTACTCGTTGTGCACACACGCACGGTGGACCTTTGGAACCCAGAGCTCCGGCCAACAGAGTCTGTACGGGCGAAATAGACAGCGACCGACTTTGCAATCCCAATCAATATGTGCGGACGTTAATCGACAACCTGCATCGAGAGGGCAAGGGCGCACCCTCCCAAGACAGACGCCCGCAGATTTAACTGGGCACCCCTAGCCGCTATCCATTTGGACCCTTGCAAGTGACAGTTGCAAGTGGCGGGCACGCGTAAAGGCAGCAATCGTGCGTCTCCCCGTTACCACGTCCATGATACTCACCGGGTCGGCTATCGGAACATTCCCCGCAGCAAGTTTTGTCGAGGATTCAACCGCTAGCTTGGTATCATAAGAGCTCAAACTGGCAAGAGCTCTCTGCTCACTTGGACCCAGTTTAAAAGCTTCAGCAACCGTCGTAGGAATAAAATCCTCAGCGTGACGGTCTGAAACTTCATGCTCCTTACACCACACAATCGCACGATTGCGTAAGGTGAGAAGGAGGCCATAATCCCGCTTTACAAAGCAGGAATAGAGTCTCAAGTGCCGTAGAAGAGGTAAACAAATGCTACCTCTCCCCAGTGAGTAGCGTGAATGTGGTGCACCCCGGACAACATCGTCATCCAGAGTACGGAAGAGAGCAGGATTGTCACCCACTTCCCCCTGCACCCACCAAAAAGGCCCCTCATCACCACGCGCGTGAACAAACCTTCGCAGTGCTTCACGCAGACACCAAGCACCCCCAACGAGACTCAACCCCGCAATAATGCGGAGGAGAACACCAGTTAGGTTGGCATCTTCGCTAAGCAAAGTAAGGCTCGACACACGCGTGCGATGCCTCCTGAGGCGGAACGCCACACCGCCGCCAGGTTCGCCGGTTTCTTTCACGACCGTCCACGGAGATGGACCGCCGATCACAGTCCGCAGCCATGCCAGCGCCGAACGAGCTAGCCCCGATGGTAGGAGCTTGGCCATACTGACAAGGAGGTTAGTGCTGCGAACACCACCGACTTGGCTCCCGCTCATAGGAACCAGAGAAAATAGAGGGCTCGTCTGATTTGCCA